ATGTTCGCTGAAGACGTCATAGGTGCACGAGAGGCCGAGCAGCTGCTCGGGGTGTCCCAGTCGACGCTGAATCGCTGGATCAAGACCGGCCTCATCAGCCCTGTCCGGCAGCTCCCCGGCTACCGCGGGGCGTACCTCTTCGACCGCGCTGACGTCCTGCGATTCGCCGAGTCCCGAAAGAAGGTCCGCGCATGACCGCCCCGAACCGCCGGGAGTACCCGGTGTCCAGCGTCGTGATCGAGGAGCTGCTGTCCGACGCGCTGGTGAAGATCGACGAGATCAACCAGCGCATCGGCGAAGGCGAAAACGTCTCCGCGGCCGCGATTCTTTCCACCTACATCGCAGCGTTCAACAAGCTGGAGATGGGTCTGCGCAGCGCTGTCTGCGATTCCGTCTCGCGCGAGTGCACCGCGGCAGGCACCGAGGACGACGTCGACACGGCACTGGAGTTCCCGCGGTGACCGCCCGCGACCTCATCCCCTGCGCAGCCCTGGTGCTGTGCTTCGTCCTCGTCGGCATCGCCGAGACGCTGACCCCGGCCCTCTGATGATCGACCACCGCGATCGCTACAAGCGCCAGGTGTGCGACGTATGCGAGCGCCCGTTCAACCCGAAGCGACTCATCCCCGTCGACTCGATCTGCCGGGACTGCCGGCACGACCTGGCTCACCCCGACGAGCCGATCCCCTATCTCACCACTGAGTGACCGCCCGGCTGGCGGTGCGCAAGGGCCAATCCGGTAACCGAGGCACCGCCGCCGATCTGGCGAAATCCCCACCCCCACAACCTCATACCGCGACCTATGCCGTTACGTCGTAAAACTGGTTCGGACCTGACTAGCACTCAGTGAGTCGCCCGCCAAGGGGCTTCTCTCCTCATGTCTACTGCTACGACATTCGCGAACCGTGGCCGCGGTGCTTACCTAAAAGGACGGCCCGACACCGCATTACCAGCCCTGCTGGGGATCACGGTTCATATCCCGGCCCGGCGCCCGAGTAATTCCCGGCGCGGACATGTGCGGCTCCATACCGGCGGCTCCATACCTCAGAGCAGCTCTGCACACGTCCTCCGTTCTTGCTTTCGCAGCAAGGACGGGGGACGTGACCCACCACCCAGCTTCCACCCTCAGATGGTCAAAACCGGGGCTGAGAGCCCCGCAGAACAACGAACAGAGAAGGGAGAACCACAGTGCAACAAGAGATCACGCTCTACAGCGGCAACACGAGAACGATCCGCATGATCACCCGGCACTTCGCAGACACGAGCTTCACGGTGACCACACGCAACGGAACACCAGACCACGCGGACTTCGTCGTGACGACCGGTGGCCTGCAGCGACCGGTGGAGGTGTTCGCCGCCCAGCTCGGCGCGACGACCGCAGTGATCCCCGAGGCCCTGCTCTACCTCACCGGGCAGGCCCACAACCGCGGCGGGCTGGTGCTCGTCGGATCCGACAGGAAGGCACAGACCAATGAGTGAGTGGCAGAAGGATCTGAGCGCGGTCGCATTCGAGGCGGCCGAGCTGGTGCAGCGCGTGCGGACCGTGTACCTCGCGACGCGGGTGGTGACCGAATCGGCGCCGACGGCGATGGCAGAGTCGGTCGGTCAGGCCCGGGCCATGCTCCATGCCGCGCTCGACCTGATCGAGGCCGGCGCCGAGCACCTGCTGCAGATGGACGACGAGCAGTCCGTGCCCCAGCTTGCCGACGTCACCGAGATCGCGGCCGGCCCCCGCTTCTCCCAGCCCGGTGCAGTGCTCAATGAGCGCGGCGGCGAGTGCGGCATGTGCGGCGGCCCCCTCATCTACGACCCCGAGCTGCTCTGCCTCAAATGCCGCCGGCAGGTGGCCTCGGGCACGCCGGCCCCTGCCGACGGATGGCCGCTGTGAGCGCCCTCCCCGAGGCCGTACAGACCCGATGCGCCGGCCACTCCGAGCTCTACACCTACGCCGGACTGCCCGGCCGATCCTGGGCCGAACGGCGCCTCGTCGCGATGCGCCTGTGCCACGGCTGCCCCCTGCTCGGCGCACCCTGTGCCCGGCTCGCGATGGAGTCGCTCGACCCCGGTCACATGGTGTGGTCCGGTGTCCCCGTCCCACCGAAGAGCAGGGACGGGTGGGCCGACCGCAATCGCGCCCTGGCCATGCTGGCCGAGATGGCCGGCCATGAGTGAGCGCAGGGACCTACCGAAGCCGGTCAAGCAGCGGGTGCTGGCCCGCTACGACCACTGCTGTGCCCAGTGCGGCAGCGACGACCGACCCGAGGTGGACCACATCGTGCCCTGGTCCATCAGCCAGGACGACAGCGAGGACAACCTGCAGGTGCTGTGCTTCACCTGCAACCGACGCAAGGGCGCCCGCATGGAGAGCGAGCGAGGCACCCTGTTCGTCGAGCGATGGTTCCCGAACGGGCCGGTGCCTGCCTCGTGACCGCCTACTGTGCCCGGCTGTCGACCACGGGATGCACTGGCTACAGCGGTGGACATGACACGCACGTGTGTCCGCATCCGTGCCGCATGACGATCGACCCGGCGACCGGTCGACTGGTGCCGCTGTGGCCTGCCCGACCCCAACCATGCAAGACCATGCAAGAAATTACATGCCATGCAACGCTTGACAGGCACCCCGAGGTATGCTGCGGGGTGCCTGTCTTTGCAATCGGGGATGCTTGACACCAGCGCCCTCCCGCCGCTGACACCCCCCAGGTGCTGGGAGGTCCGAGGGACCGCACCTCGAGACGGCGGGCACGGATTGGCTGCAAGATCTTGCACGGGTGTCCGCGGAGTTTGCATGATAGGCAGTGCAGGATCTTACATACGGAAGGCGGCACCCCCGATGGACCTCACCGACCCTGACGTAAAAGCCCTGGTCAGACGGCTAGAGACGGTCGAGCGAGACCTTGCTGCGATGCACGCCCAGCTCGAACGGCCACTCCCCGACGACCTCGGCGCTTCGGCGGTGGTGCGCAACGCGACGTTCGAGCAGGCCGTCGACCTGCTGCTCGACGCCTCACCGTGGGTCGGCGACGAGCACACCCCGTATGTGTCGGCGCTCTTCACGCTCGCGAGGACGCTCGACAACGCCGGGAAGATCTCGGCCGCGACCATGATGGAGTTCCGTCAAAACGTCAATGACCTGCGGAAATGCGCGCCCGAGGAGAAGGCCGGCGACAAGCCTGACCAGCTCGACGCGGTGGTCGCGAGGCTGCTCGGATGACTGCCGTAGTCGAGGCGCCGCCGGTCGATCCGATGGCAGCCCTCGAGGCAGAGTTCGCCGCGCTCACGGGTGACGAACCCTGGATGCCCGCGCACTACACGAAGCCGATCGAGAACCCCGATTATCGCGAGGGCCTGGCGCTGATCCTGCTCGCCGAGATCATGTTCCGGTTCGAGGCGAACGAGGACACGCGCCTCGACATATGGCAGAAATGGCTGATCAGGGAGATATTGCAGCGCTATCCCGCCGGGCATCCGCGGGCCGGGCAACTGGTCTACCGGCAGGCGATCGTCTCAATGGGACGGCAGAACGGCAAGACCGTGCTCGGTGCCGTGTTCGCGCTGTACGGGCTGATCCTGATGGTGCGCCGGGCACCCGAGGTGATCTCGATCGCGGCCCGGGTCGACCAGGCAAAGAACCTGTACAAGAAGGTCCGGTTCTGCATCGAGACCGTGCCCGCCCTGCAGGAGCGTTTCCGCCCTGCCGGGCGCGCTGGCATCACCTCGCGGGTGTCGAGCAAACCGGCGTCGTACGAGGTCAAGGCGTCCGACGGTGACGGTCTGCAGTCTTTCTCGGGCTGCCTGATGCTGCTCGACGAGTTGCACCTGCTCAAACCCGAGGCATGGTGGGCGCTCGTCCTCGGTTCGTCGGCGCAGGCAAAAGCCCTGGTAGCAGGCTTCACAACCGCAGGTGACGACAACTCTAAGCTGCTCAAAGAGTTGTATTCGATCGGCATGGAGGCGGTGAACCAGACCGACGGGCACAACGACCGGGTGGGATTCTTCCTGTGGACGGCCGACCCGGCGCTCGAACTGTACGACCCGCTCGCGCTGATCCAGGCGAATCCGGCGATCGCGTGCGGCCGGATCTCTCTCGAGGACGAGCTGCGCGACGGCAAGTCGATGCAGGAATCCGAGTACCGGCGCTACCGACGCAACGAGTTCGTGAGCGTGGAGAACACGTGGATGGCGCTGGCAGCGTGGCGCAGTGCCGGTGGGTCGGGCATTCCCGCTGGTCGGTACCCGATCATCGTGTCGTTCGCCCGCACCCGCGGCTCGTGGGACCGTGTCGCGGTGTTCGCCTCCACCCGCATCGGCGACGTCGTGTACGTCGAGCGGGTCGCGACGCTGCAGTACGGGGACACCGAGTGGCTCGAACGGGTGTGCCTCGAACTCGCCAAGCACCACACGGTCGAGAAGTTCGTGACCGACTCGGACACGATGCGGCCGACGATCATCGCGCTCGGGCAGCAGCACGGTCTGCCGGCCGAGTACCTCACCCGCGGGAACATCGCGAACGCAACCGCCACCGTGCACTCAATGGTGAAGACCGGCAGGCTCATTCATGACCAAGACCCAGAGCTGTCGGCGCAGATCCCGAAGGCGGTCACGGTCAACTCCGGCGCCGGCGTCGTCCTCGACATGACGAAGAGCCTCGGCGACATCGAGTCGGTCTACGCGATGGTCATGGGCGCGTTCATGGCCGAGCAGCAGAAGGAAGTCGTTCCCAATTCCATCTTCTGACCTGCGCAATCGACGCACATGTTCTCAAATGCGAAGAAATGTGTGCCATCCTTCCGGCCGTGGGAGCAATTCGGAAGTTCTTCGGTTTCGAGACGCGCGACGAGAGCGCCGGTGGCGACTCCCCCCTGCCCGGCGTAATCCCACCCTCTCGCTCGTCGCTCCCTGCAGTCACCGCCCGCGACGCCCTGAAAGTCTCTGTGGTGTCGCGGGCGGTCGACATGACCAACACGATGATCTCGGGCCTGTCCCTCGACGAGTACGACCACAAGGGCGTGCGCAAGGCCGCCCCGTCGATGCTGCTCACCAAGCCGAGCACCGAGGTCGACTACGAGGAGTTCGTGCAGCAGTCGGCCAACGACTACCTGCTCAAGGGCGAGTTCTTCTGGTACAAGACTCTCGGCTTCCGTGGCGAAGCGGTGAATCTTCGTGTGCTGCCGCCGGATTCGGTGACGGTGACGATGGACCCGCAGACCGGAATCCGGCAGTACGGCTGGTCGCACGGCACCGTCCCGCGCTCGCGGATCGTGCACAAGCGGCACACCACCCTCTCGGACGAGCCCCGCGGCATCGGCCCGGTCGACGCCGCGCAGACCGAGCTGCGCCTCGCGCTCATGGTCCAGAAGTTCCAGCTCGCCTGGTTCGACGGCGGGATGCCCCCCGAAGGCAAGCTCAAGACCGACCAGAACCTCAACCCGACGACACGCGACCAGATCGCCGCCGACTGGAAGGCGTACCTGTCGAACCCGTCGAACCGCGTCGCGATCCTGTCGAACGGCATCGACTACGAGGCCCTGATGCTCAAGCCGGCCGACGCACAGATGATCGAGGTCGCCGACGCGATCGACCGCAAGCTCGCCCGGATCTTCGGGCTGTCCGGTCACGACCTGCTCATCCCGCTGCAGGGTGAGTCCCGCACCTACGTGAACCTCGAGGTCGCAAACCTCGACTTCCTGGTCAAGACCCTGCAGAAGACCATGAACGCGATTGAGCGGGCGTTCACCGAGGTGCTGCCCGGCAACAACTCCGCCCGGTTCGACGAGTCCGGCCTGCTGCGGCTGGACTCCAAGACGCAGGCCGAGGTCGACAAGATGCGCCTCGACTCCGGGTACACCACCGCGAACGAGCTGCGCGCGCGCGACGGCCTGCCGAAGATCGCAGCCCCGCAGTACACGCCTGCCCGCCCCCGGCCGAGCCTGTCGGTCGTTCCCGGGCAGGAGCAGGCCCAGTGATCACCGTCGTGTCCGGCGCGCCCTGTTCGGGCAAGACCACCTACGTACGAGAGAACGCAGGCGCCGGCGACATCGTCATCGACTTCGACACCCTCGCCGTCGCCCTCGGCTCCGCGGTCTCGCACGACCACACCCCGGTGCACGTCGACCTCGCGAGGCTTGCCCGGCGCGCCGCGATCGACGAGGTGCTGCTGCACCCAGACTTCCTCGGCGACGTATGGATCGTCGACACCGCGCCCGGTCACGCCGCGCTCGTGCGGTACGCCGCAGCTGGCGCCCGGTTCGAGGTGTGCGACCCCGGCCGCAACGAGTGCCTCGCCCGCGCTCTTCGCGACGGCCGGCCCTCATGGACCCTCGCCGAGATTCACCGCTGGTACGACACCCACACGCAGGAGAGCGCATGACCGAAGAGATCCGCTCGGCCCCGATCACCGGGCTCGACGAAGAAAAGCGTGAGATCAGCGGCATCGCCGTGCCGTGGGGTGAGGTCACCACCCGCATCGGATACCCCGAGACCTTCGACGAGGGCTCGATCCCCGACGGCGCCGAAGGCACCTTGCACGTCAACCACGGCGGGCAGCGATCCGAACTGCCGATCGGCCGGTTCGTCGGACGCTCCACCCCCGCCGGCTACCGGATCACCGCGCAGATCTCCCGCACCGCCCGCGGTGACGAGGTGCTCGCGCTCGTGCGTGACGGGGTGCTCAAGCACTTCTCGGTCGGGTTCGTCCCGGTCGAGCACGAGATGCGCGGTGACACCGTCGCCCGCACGAAGGTGATCCTCCGCGAAACATCCATCGTCGAACGCCCGGCATACGAAGGCGCAGTCATCGACAGCGTGAGAAGCGCAGCCACAGAAGGAGATACAGAGATGCCACAGGAACAGCTCGACGCGCTGCGCGATGAACTGCGCTCCGAGTACGAAGGGAAGATCACCGAACTCGAGCGGCGCATGGCGACCCAGCTCGACCGCCCCGCCGGCGGCCCGGTGCAGTTCAAGGCCCGCTCGGGCGGCGAGTTCCTCAAGGGACTCGCTCGCGGCGACAAGGCGATCATCGACGAGTACCGCTCCGTCGTCGAGGGCCTGGAGACCCGCGCTTACACCGGCGCCACCCTCGAGACCGACTCGCTGGCCCGTCCGGCGTGGCTGAACAAGATCCTGCGGCTGACCGACCGCAAGCGCCCGCTCACCACCCTGTTCCGCTCCGAGCCGCTGCCGGCCGACGGCATGTCGTACGAGTACCCGTACGTCTCCGCAGAGACAGGCACGGTGACCGAGCAGGTCAACGAGGGCGACGATCTGTCGTTCACCAACATTCAGATCAAGACCGACTCGGCGACCATCCGCACGGTCGGTGGCTACACCAGCCTCTCGCGGCAGGCCATCGAACGCTCGTCGGTCGCCTTCCTCGACGCTTCGCTGCGCTGGCTGGCGATCCAGTACTACGAGGCCTTCGAGGCATACGTGCAGGCGTTCTTCGAGGGACTGCCCACCGACGACCTCACCGCCCGCAAGAACGTCAACGAGATCGACCTGACCGCCAAGCCCACCACCGCGGATGCGTGGATCGGTGCGGCGTTCGACGCGGCTACCGAGATCGAGGACAACTCCAAGGGTCTGCTCGCCGACTTCATCGTCGTCGATCGCGGCACCGCGAAGGCGCTGCTCACCCTCAAGGACTCCACGGGCCGGCCGATCTTCGCGGTCAACGGTGACGGGCAGAACACCTGGGGTGACCTCGGTATCTCCGGCACGAACATCGTCGGCTCGATCGCGAATCTTCCGCTGGTCATGGTGCCGCGCCTGACCGGTGCGACGTTCACCGTGTGCTCGCGCGACGCGATCACCACGATGGAATCGGCCGGCGCCCCCGTCCGCCTCGAGGACGAGAACATCATCAACCTGACCAAGGACTTCTCGCTGTACGGCTACCAGTCGATCTACAGCGAGGAGCGCAAGGGCATCTCCAAGGTCACTTGGCCGGTTGGCCCCTGATCATGACGACCCCCGCCCCGGACCCGCTCGCGGTCGACGACGATCTCGTCGACCGGCTGCGCAAGCTCGTGCGCGCAGAGGACGCGACGAATCATCCCACCGCGGAGATCGTCGACTACCTCGAGCGCGCCAAGCTCGACGTTGACCGCCGCGTCGGCGGCGCGACGGTGCAGGCGCACGTCGTCCGCAGCTGGTACCTCGCGGTCGCCGCGGAGCTGTTCGACCGGGACAAAGCCCCGTCGCCGAACATCCCCGACCGGTTCGGCGGGGACGGCGCGGTGCTGCGGCAGCGCGCGACCCGTAACCCGCTGCAGGTCGTCGAGCGCGAGATCCGATTGTGGGTGCCGACATGGTGAACCTCACGACGCTGCGCACCGAGGTGAAGGACGAGCTCGAGGCGGCCGGTATCCCCACCGCTGGGTGGGCGGACAACAGGTTGCCCGCTCCGCCGTGCGCGATCGTGAGTCTCGCCGAGCCGTACCTGTCCCCCGCCACGGAGGGGTCCGGTTCGCTCGAATGCCGGTTCGTCGCGCACCTGGCTGTGGAGGTCGTGGCCGGCCGCGGCCCCGACGAGCAGGTCGCGGCCGAACTCGACTGGCTGATCCGCACGGCGGTGCTCGCGCTGCTCACCGGCGAGTACACCGGGCGGGTGCCCGGTGACGGCGTCCCTCAGCTCGTCGACGTACGCCCGTACGTCGCCGAGACCCCCGAGGAATCCATGACGGTCGGCGCGTACGTGTCGGTCAACTTCCCCATCAATATGAAAGAGAGCTGACGATGGCTATCACCAGTCTGGGCTTCACCGATGGCGCCGAGGTCTCCATCAAGATCGGCGCGACCGAGTACAAGGAGCACCTCAAGAACGCGCGGTTCGACAACGAGGACGGCGATGCTCGGTTCGTGACCTTCGCCTCTGCCGCGTCCGGTAACGGCCGGTGGCTGTTCCGCGCCAACGCGTTCCAGTCGTTCAAGTCGTCCTCGTTCTGGCGGTACGTCTGGGACAACGCCGGCGGACCCGCAGTGATCACCCTCGCGCCGTACGGCAACGCGACGCCCACCGCCGAGGAGCCGCACTACCAGGCGACCGCGACCATCGGCAAGAAGCCGAGCATCGGTGGCGAGGTGAACTCCGAGTTCGACTTCGAGGTCGAATGGGAGTGCGTCGACCCGCCGGTCGAACTCGACGGCACCACGCCGTAATGCGGATCGTCGTCGAGTTCGACGGCATCGCCGATCTCGATGCCCGACTCACCCAGGCAGGCAAAGAGATCCGGCGGCTGCCGCGTGCGTTCGGCGACATCCGCAACCGCATCATGCGGGTCGGCGCGGGCGAGGCGCCGCGGTACCACGGTGCCACGGCGGCCTCGCTCGAAGGGAAGGCGTCGAACCTCAAGGCCGAGGTGCACGCCGGCGGCGACAACTACCGCTCCCACGCCGGCGGCGTGTACGTCGCGATGAACCACTACGGCACTCGCTGGGACGGGCAGCGCCCGAACCGTTGGCTGTATCGAGCCCTGTACTCGATGGCCGACTTCGGGCGTGCCCGCCTCGAGCGGGAAATAGACAGCAAATTCCGAGAGGCAGGACTGTAATGGCATTCAAGATCGACGAACTCACCGGTGCCCAGTACGACGAGGTCGAACTCATCATCGGCGCCCCCATCGGCCCCGAGGTGCCGTTCGCGAAGATCGCCCGCGCGGTCGGCTACGTGCGCACCAAGGCCGCCAAGCCAGGCTTGACGCACGCCGAGTACAACGAGCGCACCGTGGCGCAGCAGATCAAGGATTCCGGTCTGGTCGCCGAGGACGACGAGTCGGGAAAAGCACCGACAAGCTGAGAATCGACCAGGCCGTGCGGCTCGCGCACTTCGTGCTCGTCACCGGCGTGCCACCGAGCGAAGCCCGACAACTGACCTGGCTCGAGCGTGAGGCATTCATCGCGGTCGCCAACGAGACCGCACAACGAATGAGGCGGACATGAGTTTCCGAACGGTCTACGGCTACAAGTACAGCGAGAACGGTTGGCGCATGTGCAACCGAGACGAGTGCGTAGTGGCCAACGTCCTGCCGTACACCAACACCGCCCCGGTGCGCAGTGGCGACGCGGCGACCATCCTCAATGCCTGGCTGCTCTGGTATCACGGCAACGTCGAGCCGATCTCCTCACCGGTGTGGGGCTGGTCGGCGACCAACGATGTCGCCAACTCCAACCACCTGTCCGGCACGGCCCTGGACATCAACGCCCCAAAGTACCCGTGGGGTGCTCGGGTGATGCCGGCCGACCGGATCGCCAAAGTCCGGAAGGGACTCGCAGCGTTCGAGGGCACCATCTTCTGGGGTGCGGATTGGCAGCGCGCCGATGAGATGCACTACCAGCTCGGATTCGCAGAAGGCGACCGCCGTATCTCGGCGTTCGCCGAGAAGCTCAACAACGGACACCTCGGCATCTACGGCACTGCCGAGCCCTCAGAGGAAGGCGCACTCATGGCGCTCTCGCACGCAGAACAGGTCGAGCTGCTCACCAAGACCCGGGAGCTTCATCACTTCCTGGTCACAGCAGAGCCGTCGATGGTGGACGGCACGCCGTTCGCCGCGGCGACGCTGATCCGCACGGCGGACTACCACGCATTTAACGCCCACTCGCTGGCGAAGCGCATCGCCAAGAAGCTTGGAGTTATCGAATGAGCACCATCGCCAAGCACTGGCCGGCCATTCGGCAGATCGCCTACTCGCTCGCCGCGGCTGCGCTCGCGGTCGCGCTGACGCTCGGCTACGTCACCGAGGTGCAGGTCGCCCAGTGGCTCGAGACCCTGGGCAAGTGGCTGGGACTCGTCGGGCTGATCATCGCCGGGCTGTACGTCCAGCGCCCCCCGGCCGAACCGCCGGCGGTCACCTCACAGATCGTGCACGTCGATGTGCCCGAGTCGTTCGACGACGTGCGTGCGGCGGCCATGCGCCGCCTCGGTGGAAAGCACCGGACATGAGCCCGGCCTCGAATCCCGAGATACTGGCTGAACTGCGGCTGCTGCGCGGGGAGATGAACCAGGGCTTCGACCGGATCGAGGACCGGTTCGTCCCGGTCGATCTGTTCAAGGCTGAGATTGCCTCGACGAACCAGCGCGTCGCGTCGCTGGAGATGTGGCACAACAAGATCGTTTGGCTGGTCATCTCGTCGGTGATCATCGCGGTGCTGTCGGGGATCGTCACCGCGGCTGCGCTCTAAGGAAGGCGGATACATGGCGCGCACAGTCGACGTCTATTTCAAGGGCCACGACCGTGACCTCGGAATGGCGATCAAGGACGTCAAGGCTCAGCTGGCGTCCCTGCGCGACCAGTCGATCGAGGTGCGCGTCGACGTCGACGACGCCGGCCTCGACAAGCTCACCGCCGATCTCGCCGCGCTGCGCGACCGGCGGGTCCGGATCACCACCGCCGTCGACCAGGCAGCACTGTCGACCCTGCGCGCCCAGCTCAACGCGCTGCGCAATCAGACCGTCGAGGTCGACGTCGACGTCGAGCGCGACCGGCTCGACGCCCTGCGCGCCGAACTCGGCACGCTGGGCAACGAGACCGTACACGTGGACGTCGACGTCGAGCGCGACCGGCTCGACGTTTTGCGCGCCGATCTCGCCTCGCTGACCAACGCGAGCGTGAAGGTCGACGTCACCACCGACCGGGCGCAGCTGACCAAGCTCAAGACCGATCTCGCTGCGCTGCGCAACAAGAGCGTGAAGGTCACCGCGGCGGTCAGCGGTGCCGCCTCGATCGCTGCCCTCGGAACCCAGCTCAATGCGCTGCGCAACAAGACGATCAAGGTCGACGTCGACATGCCGGCAGGTCTCGCCGCTGAGCTCGACGCGATCGGCCGTGACCGCACCGCCCGCATCGACATCGAGCTGCGCGGCGCAGGCCCGGCGCAAGCGATGCTCGCCGGCCTCGAATCCCGCACGATCGACATCGACCTGCGGATCTCGAACGTCGCCGCGTTCGAGGCAGCTCTCTCGGTGCTCACCCGCCCCCGGCATATCAACATCTCGCTCGACCTCAACGCCGCGGACCTGGCCCGTATCGCTGCGGTGCTCGGAGCCCTCAACACGCTCGGCGGCGCGGGCGGTGGTGGTGCCGCCGGGATCCGCGCGGTCGGCGGCGCCGCATCGTCGGCGGTCGGGCCGGTGCTCATGCTCGGCGCTGCGACCCTCGGGCTCGGCGCGGCCGCCGGCGCCGGACCTCTCGTACTCGCCGCTGCGCTCGGTACCGTGTCGGCGGCGGCCGGCGCGATGGCAGTCGGTGTCACCGCCGGTATCACCGCGGCGATGGGTGCGCTCGCGGTGATGAACAACCCCGATCTCAAGGCCAAGATGGACTCGACCTTCGAGGGCATCAAGGGCCACATGACCGACATCACCAACCGGCTCGCCCCGGCGATGGGCCGGATGTTCGATGCGCTGCACCCGGCGTTCGATGCACTCGCCCCGTCCCTCGAACGCATCGCCGACGGCTCGGCCGCGATGATCGACAAGCTCACCAACGCCATGCCCGGACTGGCGAACAGCCTCGGCCCGATGCTCGAGAAGGCATTCGGCGCGGGCGTCCCGCACATGGATAACATGCTCGCCCGCTTGCCCGCCCTGAACGACGCGATCGGCAGCTTCTTCGACTCGCTCGCCGATCCTCGGGTGGTGCAAGCTGCAGACCGGGCGTTCGGAACCCTGCCCGGCATGATCGAGAAAACCGGCACCGCGATCTCCGGAGCGGCCGGAGCATTCAACGATCTGATGGGCTGGCTCGACTCCGGCGCGATCGACGGATTCACCGACGGATTCTCGACGATGGTCGACTCGATCACCGGCGCCGACTGGTCCGGCGCGGTCGACGGCATCGCGAAGCTGGCCAACAGTTTCGGCAACGTAATGGCCGGCGTCGACGGTCAGGCGATGGCCGACACGATCAACAACATCACCACCGCACTGTCCGGCCTCAACGACGGATTCGCCGCTGCCACATCGGGTATCGCCTCGTTCTTCGATTCCATCGGCGCGACCGATGCGACCGCGGCGCTCGCCCAGGACCTCGGCGACATCGCCGAGGAGATCGAGATCTGGAAGAACGGACTCGAAGGTAAGGGCTGGAAGACCAACCTCGAACTCGAAGCCGAGTTCCACCTGCGTAATCCCGACTGGGGAGATCAGGGCATCCAGGCCGCGATCGACTCGATGACCAGCGGCGCCCTGTACGGCGCGAAGTTCGAGGTGCCGGTCGAGCCCACCCCACCCGAGGGCGGCCTCGAGAGCATCTTCGCCGGCCTCGGCCCGGTCCCGGTTCCCGTCAAGCCCGAGCCCGAGGGCAACCCCATCGAGTCGCTGCTCGGTCCGCTGCTCAGCGGTGAGGGCGTGCCGGTGCCGATCAAGCCGGTGTTCGAGTCGGGCTCGTTCGACGCGCTGCTCGCCGGCCTCGCCGGGTCACCGCAGGAAGTGCCGGTCATCCCGACGCTGTCCGGCAATGTCACCCCCGAGTCCCTGCTCGGCGGGCTTCTCGGCGGCGGCCCCGTGCCGGTGCCGGTCGCCCCGACCCCGGCAGCCGGTGTCACCCCCGAGTCCCTGTTCGGTGCGCTCGGCCCGGTGCCGGTGCCGGTGTCCCCGCAGATCGAGCCGGGCTCGCTCGAGTCGCTGCTCGGCGCGGGTGCGGCGGCGATCCCGGTGCCGGTCGAGCCGACCCTGCAGGGCAACTCGCTCGAGGCGCTGCTCGCGCCGTTGCTCAACGCCCCGCCGGCGCCGATTCCGGTCGAGCCGGACACCGCCGGGTTCGAGGAGAAGATCCACGGTATCGCCTCCGGCATTCAGATCGAGATCCCGGTGTCGATGAAGGGCGACGGCTTCGACAAGATCAAGGAGTTCAAGGCGACGCCGGTCGAGATCCCGATCACCTACGGGCCGATGCCTGCGCTGCCCGCGATCCCGGCGCCTCCGCCGGTGCCGATCACCGTGGACATCTCCGCCGCGCAGGCCGCGATCGGGCAGATGGGATCGGCCGGCGCCCAGGCCGGTGCCGCCTTCGCCGGTGGGGTCGGCTCAGCGGCCGGCGCAGTC